AAATTAGACAATCCTGACGGTACAAAGTTCAATCAGAACTTCAAACAGATCAAAAGAAACCAAAAAGCAGTCGGCAAAGACATGGAAGCCGACTTCAAAGAGCGGAAAAGTAAGATTCCAGAGGCAGATAACCGCGATATTACCATTTCTGGTACTGATGTGGACGAAGATGAGTCGGAAATCGCGACAGTATTCGTTGAGAAGGAGCAAATTAGAACAATTTCCTCCGAACATAGAAAGAAAGGTAAGTTCAGACAGGCAAAAATCGAGATTGTATCCCTCACACCAGACGGTGCGATCGATGAACTCCTGATTAAGGACCGTGGATTGGGTTATGACACCGATCCTAACCGTCAACCTAGGGTCTGGATCGTTCAAACTGAGAAAGAAGACTACAAATTCCGTGGTCCTAACACCAGAGAACAGCAAAAACGCTTCAAAGAGAACTTTGATGCACAGAGCACTACCGAAGAAACGGAAAATAAACCGTCAGAACCCATCGATGGTCTCAAAGGTGAGATCAGAAGAAGGTCTGGTGCGAAGGAATCCAAGTTGAAAGTCATGGATGAGGGTGTCATGGGGTCGTTTGAGACCATGATGGAGGGTTTTACCGCCTCTTACCCTACTGGATACATCAGATTCTCAGGAACAGACGAGATTGAGAAGACAAAACTGTGCTCTAACGTCCCTGCTGGTTGTATTGATATCGAAATTCCGAACATTTTGGAGGATGCACTCTTCCCACCATCAGTAACTGAGGGTATGGTTGGTGCTAGTGCGGCAATGAAGACCGTTATGGAGGACCAATATCCCCAAATGGCAGACGTTGCACAGAAAGCAGACGCAAAAACCAAGACTCTGAGCAATGTTTTCGGTTGGAACAACTCAGATCCGTGCGTTATGATCCCTCAACCGAGGTTTTACAACGTAACTCGCCTCCAAGACCTTCCTTGTCCGTTCACTGACTCGGAAACTGGTCGTGATTTCGGTTGGGTTATCTACAAATACTGTGGATCGAAGTCTGATAACGCACATTTTAGTGTAAACCTTGCTGTTCAGGGCAAAACTACGGGTCCACAGGGCGCAGACTTCATGAATTTCCTTCAAAGACTGCCTAGACCTGCTCTAACTAGACCCAGACCCGTCATGAATGGCGGTGATAAGCGTAAAATGTGGAAATGTAGTCGTCAAGACATTGAAGGTCGTTGCTATTGGGACCCCAGTGGCGGATCTGACATCATTTTTGTCCCTGTTGGTCTCGATGAAAACACTTTTGACTGGGATCACCAGAATTTTAACGAAGCAGACCAGTTAGGATTGTGGTTAGGAGACAATCTTAACTACAATACTAGGCAGGTACAGTGGACAGTCCCCGCAACTACGGTTGGTGGCAGTGGACCTGGCGTTCAACCTGGTGATCCTGGGTATTCATCAGGTACATCATATGGTTCCCTTACACAAAACCAAACTTTCTACGTTATTGAGATAGAACGTCTAAGTGGTGGAGTGCCTGCACACGAATGTTGGGATACTTACCTTAGACATGGTAACAATAGTGACGGTGTACTTGATGTATACGATGCATATTACGTTTCAGGATCAGGTAGCAACCAATCACAAGGTAAAAGTTCAGGGGGTGGGTTCTGGGATATAACTAATTTGTACAATGGGTACAACTGTGGTTTCTCTACTTGTACATATAGTCTCCTAAGTTTCTATGGTAGTGGTTGGAGTGGTTCAGGTAACAATCAATCTTGCTTAGAATACTGTAATGATGTTAGTATTGCTATTGACCCACAACTTATTACTCAGTTGGGTATGAGAATGGGTCCTTATAGCGGTACGATGAATATCAAGAACTGGTCAACTGGTGCATCTATTGCATTTGGTCAAGCAGTCAAAGGAATGGGCAACCCATTCTTCCAAGAATGCGACGGTGGTGCCTTTGGTGACCTGGTTGATGCTATCAATCCCAACCCACCAATCAAACAAAGAAAAGTACACTTGTCTTCTCATGACCCAGGAGATAGATCACTGGTCGAAAAACAGAAACAGGCATTCAAGGATGTCAATGATCTAGAATTTGACGGTGAACTCACATTTGAGTATGACCCTGAATTTGATTTCGAGTCAGAACTCTCAGATAGTGCAATTTCTAACTTCTCGACCGACACTAATAACATGTTCCCTGAATAATGGCATACGGACTCTTACTACCAGTAGCACCAATCACAGGTTTGCCCTGCTCAGGGCATGGTATCTGCATTCCTGGTACAGTTCACTCTGTTCAGGCGTGTGGTACTCCACCTGTACCATATTCAATTAAGATCAAAGAGTGGACATGCTGGTGGCCACCTCAACCATTGATCCCCTACACCGCCCTGAACCCCCTTAAAGCACTTGTGCTGACTAATGGGTTACCTACGATGACATTAGGTGATGTTTTTGTTCAACACATCTCACCTTGTACTAATATCGTCATCTACATGTGCCCATGTGGTAAAGCGTTGTGTCCTATTTTCACTCCTATCTATTGTAGTGCTCTCACTATTGAAGATATGGCAGGCACAGGTCATATCAGATTCCTCATGGCAACCAGTTTGACTGTATTTGTAACTAAACTGCCTATTGGTCGTGTTCTAGACCCACTGGGTATTGGATTCCGCTTCTGGTCCTATCCATGTTCCTCTGTGGTTGCATATGGCAGTCCAACTGTGCTATCATCATAGAGTCGTTTTAATTAAGACATGGCAACCCGAGCAAAAACTGGACTGAACAGCAGTCACATCGAATCAAAACCTAAAAAGACGCGCCAAGGGCGAGGACAGCACACCAAGTATGCCGCGACATCATCAAACCAAGCGAAAAAACGTTATCGTGGACAAGGCCGTTAAAACTACACCCGAACTTGTCCAACAAGCGAACGAAGCACTCTTCCATGCTTCAATGAATCTCCCTGCTGCCGCTAAACATTGCGGCATGACTCAAAAAGAGATGAAAATGACATTTTGGGAGTTTCTAAAATACAACCCTCCCGTTGAGTGTCTAAATAATCCTGATAACGACTAAATAAGTCAATGCCGTCGTACAGGTTTCGATCAGAAAAGTTTTTCTCCCGAGGTTTTAAGGACTTAGCGGTTTCATTTGAAGCAAACCCTAATACCGAAGATTTCTCGACGGTAAAAAACGAGAATGCTATCAAGCAGTCGATTAGAAACCTGATACTGACCGCTTTTGGTGAACGCCCCTATCAACCTGATATTGGTTCAAGAGTCAAAGGGTTGTTATTTGAACCCTTTGACGTTTTCTCAGCAGAAGATCTGCGAGATGAAATAAGTAATACTATACAACGTTTAGAACCTCGTGTTGAGGTCGAAAACATTGACGTGAATCTCTCTGACGATGATTACAGTATTGACGTAGCGATTGAATATGCAATCGTTGGTCAACCGCAAACTCAAACTGTTGAATTCCTCTTAGAGAGAACGTAAGATGCCAGCAACACCCTCAGAACTAACGTCTCTTGACTTTTTTGAGATTAAGGAATCGATCAAATCCTATCTCAGGACTCGTCCTGAATTTACGGATTATGATTTTGAGGGATCGACTGCCTCTTACCTGATCGACATCCTTGCTTACAATACGCACTACGCTGCGTTCTTGGCAAACATGTCAATGAATGAAGCATTCCTGGAAAGTGCGACTGTTAGAGACAACATTGTTCGCATTGCCAAACAGATCAACTATACGCCTCGTTCTATTAAGGCGTCTAAGGCGTGTGTGCGCGTCTCTGCACAGACTCAACTGCTTCCTGGTGGTTCTGCCTACCCTGACTCAGTTACTATCAAAGCAGGTGATGTATTCATCTCTCAGGTAGACGGTGAAGCATATACCTATGCCATTATGAAGGACACCCAGGTAGCGGTGGACCAGAATACTGGTATTGCAAGTTTTGAGAAACTGGTGATCTATCAGGGCAACCTACTCACCTTTAATTACACCGTTGATGATACTAAGAAGCAAGAATATGTGATTCCTGCTGACGGTGTTGATACCGAACTGCTAGTTGTAGCAGTAAAACCAAATGAACAGTCTGCTGAGATTGACGAATACTCTCTTTCCAGAAACGTTACTGCACTTGACTCTACTTCTCGTGTTTATTTCTTAGAAGAGACCGAAGACATTAGATATAAGGTTGTTTTCGGTGATGGTGTTCTTGGACGTAAGTTGATTGATAATGAATTTATTGTACTGACCTATATTGCCACTGACGGACCTACTGCTAACGGCGCAACCAAGTTTAATTTCATTGGACGTGCTATTGACAACACTGGTCGTCCTATTCTGCCCTCATCGATGTCTCTGGCGACCATAGACGGGTCTCAGGCAGGCGAAGACAGGGAATCTGCCCTATCAGTCAAGTTTCGTGCTCCAAGGGCGTTCTCGACCCAAAACAGAGCAGTTACAGAAAACGACTATGCTCACATTGTAAAGGATATCTTCCCTCAGGCAGCAGCAGTTACTGCTTATGGTGGTGAGAAACTATCACCTCCTGAATATGGCAAGGTATTCATCGCAGTTCGTTCTAAGTCTGGTGTGAACCTCAACACTACGACTAAGAAGCGTATTCAGAACCAACTGCTTGACTACTCCATGGCATCGATCCAACCGATCGTTGTTGACCCAAGAATTTACTATCTGTCTCCAAAGGTTTACCCTTCCTACGACGGAAACAAGACATCCAGATCTGCAAACGAGTTGGCATCTGAGATTCTTAAATCTATTGACAAGTTTAACTCACAGAATAGAGATAATCGCTTCGGTGGTCGTCTTGAAATGTCTAAATTCAATGCTGTGATTGACTCTTCTGATAATGCTATTGCTGGTACTACCAGTCAGATGACTATTGGTCAAAACCT